CTGCGCTGCCTGTGACTCACCGGGAAGGTAAGTAAAAGGAGCGCGTGGATCAAGGATGCCGCCCCCCGCATAAAATAGCGAGGAGCCTAGATCAGGGTTGTAGTCCGAAGGTTGTGTTGGGTTTTGCCCAAAAACAATCAGTGGACCGGAGAATGCGGTATCAGCCATAGTGCCTTCTCCTTACGAGGTTGGGAACGAGCCGTAGATCGCGCGCCAGTTATAGTAACCAAACGAGTAACGCTCATAACCCTTAACAAGCAGGTTATCAGTCACAAAATCGACTTGCATATCGGTTTCAAACTTTACGCGTTCCATATATGCGAGACCGTCGATGTTCGTGAGCAAGAACCATGCATAAGAAGAGGTCAAGAAGTCGTTGACCAAGTAGCCTTCTGGCAAGCCACCTGCAGTTGTCATGATCGCGTTGACATCATTATCTGCAGTGCCTGGGCGCAGTTCCGTCTTCAAAAGACGAATAGCAACTGGCTCAAGTGCTGGTGGGATAATGAGCTTGCGACCACGAGCAAACACCTTCAGACCAGCCTGATCGCGGAAGTTCGTACGGATTGCGATCATCGCATTCAGCAACGTGGCTTCGTTAAGATCAACCTGAGTGGTTGGGGTGTTTGCGACCGAACCGCCGTCGATAGGATGCGAGGTCGAGCAGAGTGCTACGCCGTCACCGCCAACAGCATTGTTATAGGTCTGTGCCGTGTTAAGAAGGTTTGCGCCGTAGATTTCCTTGGTCTGCTGGAAAGATTCCACCAAGCCGAGGTTTGAAGGCGTAAACTGGGTCTTGTAGAGGTTGTCGTCGATTGCCTTACGCGTAATCGCATAGCCGAGAGCAATTTCAGTGTGCTCTTGGTTATAGACGAAGCGTTCGCCAGCGCCCGAGTCAAAGGAGGTCTGGCCACCTTCGGTCTTGAGCTGTGCGAGGCCGAGGTAACGCATTTCAGCGGTACGTTCGAGGGCCATCTTCGAGTCGTGTTTCGTGAAGATCTTGTCGTACTGCGACGGGATCTGCTCATATTTGCCTTCAACGCCACGGAGACCGGGAAGGAGAAGGTCTTTGATCTGACTAAGATTAACAGCCATGACTCATTACTCCTTACGAGATACCAGTGTTTGCAGCGTTTGAACGCCAGACTTCGTTGTTGAAGCCGACAATCAAGTTGCAATACTGTGTGGTTTGGTCGCCACCGTTGCCGAACGAGACGGCATAGTCGACGATGATGAATGGCGAGGTGTTGGTCGTTGAGGTAGCATTGACATAAGCCGTCGAACGGCCCGTTGCGTTGTTACCACCCGTCGAGTTGCCCGACGTTGCGCCAGTCGTGGAATAGGCGAACGTGACGAGCTGACCCTGAACGCCAGACGTCTGAGAAGTGGCCGTACCCGTGACAGGGAAGCCCGAACCAGAAGACTGAACGATAAAGCGAGCGTTTGGATCGTCAATGACGTAAGCTTCAACGTCGCCCGTTGCGTCCGAACCAGGCCAATAAGGCGAAGGAATAACGCGCTTCTGCGAAGTTGAATAGTACTTGCAGCCAACAAAGATACCTGCGAGCTGAACCGAGCCACCAGCAGTTGCCTGCGTGATGTAGCCAGTTGCGGTCGATGTTACTGGTTGTACTGGGTCGCCAGTGAAGATTGGGGTCGTATTACCTGCAGCAATACGACGGACGGATTGGGCGAACGTTGGAGCGCCACCTGCACCACCCTGATATTGTAGAAAGCCGCTGGGCGCAAACGTATTGGCCATGACGGGTTCTCCTTTCAGAGAGTTTCCATCATCGCGCAACGGGGCGACTGTGAAACGGGACATTGGGTTACGTCTCCCGCGACGGGGGGAGACACAAGCGGAGACACTATTACATATTTACTTAGAAAAGAAAAGAGGGGGCCGAAGCCCCCCCCGTCCTGACAGACTTATTGTTCTGGCACGTATAAATTGTGGTCTTTGCTGACCTTCATACGGGCGTTTGCGTCGTCTCGGTTCATCAAGCCGCCGCGGCCTTTCGGGTCAAGCTGACCTTCCTTAGTCTTGACCTGATTGCGAGCCGTCTGTGCGTCGCGGGCCTGTCGGTCTTTGGTAATTTCCATAGGACGCTCGCAAAGCAACATACCTTCACGCTCGATCGCCCCGACATGGCCCTTCGGCATCATTTCAGGGTGGCGCTTGGAATCAACCGTCTCCCAACCGCCCATGGAAATGCGGTTATAGTGGCTCGGATCTTCCCAGCCGTTGACCGACTTCATTTTCCACTCATACGACCAGCCGGGCGGTGGGGTTGGGGTAGCAAACTTATCAACGCCCTCATCGAGGTTGGCGTTGTTGTGGTTGCGAAGCTCGGCAAGACGCCTTGCGAGGCGATCGTCGTTTGCTTCTGCTTCTGGGCGCATTTCAGTGCGCGGCGATGGACGTTCTACACCAGTCTTCATAATAATCTCCATTAACCAGCTAATTTACCAGCCCGTACAAGGGCCATTTTGTTTTCTGCATACTCTTTCGGCGTCATGCCCATATCCCGAGCCGCTTCTTGTTCGGCGCGCGTTAGGGTGACGACGTTCGGACGGCTTCCCGTCCCTGTACCAGAGCGGGATACAGGAGCTGCGGGCGGAGCCGCGGCCCGACGACCAGAAGTAGACGTTGAAGCTTCAGACAAAGCTGCCTCCTGTTGTTGAACAGGCGCTTGCCTGATTTTTAAACGGCTTTCTACGTAATCAAAGTACTCGTCGGTGTCTGGACGAATGCCCTCGTCAAGAGCGTCTTCATGCGCCCGAACCATCCGGCGGGTTAACACCTGATCGCGAGCGTATTCGGGGTGCGCCCGAACCCATTCTGCCGATCGAGGCGTTAAATTGGACGCCATAGCCTCAACAGGATCCGCTGGGGCCGCTCTGACCGTCGCTTCATACTGCTGCTTGCCATACATAAGCTTTTCGTGATCCGACTGAGCCTTCTGGATAGACATAAGGATGTCGGCTTGCGCGTCGGCGTCACCTGCAGCAACCGCATCGCGAAGATTTTGCTTTAAAATCTCCTGATTGCGCTTGATTGTATCGATAGCACTATCGATCATCTTCATATTGCTGTCTGCGGCGTCGTTTTTATACACCGAAGCTTGTTCCATAGCCTCCTTGGCGCGCCTTTCGGCCGCTTCACGGGCTTTGCGCTCTTCTTCAAGCTTAAATTTCAGTTCGTTGATGCCATCTTCAACCGTTAATTGAGGTTTTTCCTCAATCTTTGGTTCTTCCGGCGCTTCAACAATCTGAATCTCTTCTTCTTGAGGCTCTAACTCTAATTGGATTTGATCATCTTCCATTATTTACTCCTTACCAGATAATATCGGGTGATTTGACGCGGCCGCGAATGGCTACGTCATCGAGAATGCGGCAGGATTTTCCATTAATGGACACCGACCAACCATCTGAAGGCCGGAAAACCACCCAGTCTCCAACCTTGATCTTCATGTTTTTGAACCATTTTCCGCTTTCATCGACGAAAGCTTCTGGCCCCATCTTCAATACCAGCCCGACTTTGCCCTGATACTTGTCTTCATCGACGTATTTTTCGGTCAGAATAATGCCAGAAGCCGTCTTCTGTGGCCGAATATAAATCGCGCATAGGATTTGATTGTTAAAGATCTCTACTTCTTTGATATCACCGACTTCGTTAAGCAATTCAGTCTTGGGATCTGTGGCGTGTGCCATTTTCATAGGAGGCATTAGCGTTTCTCCGCATTGGTTTGAGCAATTTCCATGAGTTCTAGAACGGTACGCAGGCCAGCGATTGTGCCGATGCTGCGTTGATATTCCGAGAAATCTTGTGCCGCTCCGCTTGCGAGATTGTCGCGTATCCTTTCGTATTCCTGCTCGATTAATTTACGCAGCTCATCTGCATATTTAGACGCTGTTGTTAACATTTTGCCCTCTTTAACCCCTTGAATGATGGTTAGACCGGACGCTCCAAGGGGCTGGAAAAGCGTCCGGTCTTCCTCTCACCTAGTCAGAAAACGGGAGGAAAACCGACTAGGGAAACTTTTACTTCCGCTTTGGAGGCGTCAGACCGTAAGCCTTAACCTTATCCAAACGGGCTTCTCCGCCGCCCGAACCTGTCTCGATCGGATAGCCAGTGCGGCCACCTGCCTTGCGAGCAGGCTTGAGGCCGTAGGCGTCTTTCTTTTCAAGACGAGCTTCGCCACCGCCCGCACCCGAATCAATCGGGTATCCCGTGCGACCGCCATGCTTACGAGGCATTGGCATGCCGCCCTGCGGAGGCATTGGAGGCATACCCTGTGGAGGCATACCGCCCTGTGGCATTGGTGGCTGTTGCTGCGGGATGCGAGGCGACACAGGAGCGTTTGGCATTGGCTGACCACCCATCATGCCTTGCGGCTGACCACCTTTGCCCGTGGCAATGATGATGTTGACGTTGGTTTTGCCTTTAGCTCGTCCACCTGATTTGCGTGGCAACGCATCTTCCTGCTCAGGTGTTAACCCATAGGATTGCTCACTTGTATCCATAGGGCGTTGTCCGGGACGTGGCGTTAAGTCAGAATTAATTCCCGCATCCATGCTGTCCCGCAAGCGTTGATTTTGTCTTTGAACAAAATCGCGTTCACGAGCTGCATAGCTTGACGGATCATTTTCCATACCGCTTGGATTTCCAAAAACAATAGCAGGTTCACCTGCTCCGCCTTGGCGAATACCGGGCATATAAGTGTTTTGCGGCCGTGGTGGTGGGGCCTGCCAAGTTGGGGATTGCGTAGGATCGTAACGACCTGCCCCTTGGTTAGCCTGTGCACGTTGCTGCGGGTCCATCATGGAAAGATCAGAAGCACCCGCGGCCATCGGCGAAGGTTTAGGAGCAGAACGACGTGAACCTGCACCATAGCCTGCGCCCGGCATACCGCCCATACGAGTAGGGGCATTACCTTGAGCTTCCATAGCGCGCGCACGATCTGCAGAATTCATTGCAGCGATTTGATCAGGCGTTGCCTTATCAAGGTTTTGCCAGCCGCTGAACAAATCATAATGCGCGCCCGACCAATAGTTAGGGTCGTCGTACATGCTGCTGCTTTCGCCGCCGCCCTTCTTAGCCTGACGTCCGCCTACATCGCCGGGGATTTTTGTCTTGCTGTCGCCCGAGAAGATGCCGCCGCCGCTATACTTGCCAGTACGGCCGCCCCAGCACATTTTGCAGGTGCAGTCGTCGTGATGCATAGCCTTGCCACCCTTGGCTTTGAAAGCCGTTGGCTTGATCATTGACTTGATCAACTGACGATCGGCCTTCTCATCGGGGTGGCTAATCTTGCCGCCCTTTTTAAGGCCGGGGCCGGGGTTTGTTTTTGGCTTTGGGCCAGTATAAACCTCTGGCTTATCCGCAGGCCGTGCCGTTGGGCGAGGAACCTTGGCATAGCTTGTGCCCATCGGTTCAACGGATGACATGTTATTAACCATCTGGCTTAGTTCATCAGCACCATAGTTGCGATCAGCATAATCAGCTTCAGCGCCACCGCGGGCTTTTTTATGGACCTTGCCACCCTTCTTCATCATGCCGGAAGCCTTACCCATCATTTGGTTTTGTTGGGAAACTGGGTTGTTACCCATCATCCCGCCGCCAAACTTGTGTGCGCGGCCGCCTTTTTTCATGCCAGCTTGTGACTTAGCTGTATCTGCATCACGAGAGGCCATGTATGCTTTTGCAGCATCCATAGAAAGGTCCATATTAGACTTATTTCCAATGCCCGATGGACTAAAATCTGCCCATTTACCAGCGGTGTCCCACGCATTGTCATACGCTTTATTAGATCGGGATTGTGCTGCACCGACCCGTTGAGCTTCAGTTTGGCCGCCATCTGCACGGTGTTTGGCCTTGCCGCCCTTCTTGAACCCACCGACGTGCTTTTCGCCTTCACGGGCTTCGTTAGCCGTGCGGACGTCGCGGTTGATCAGGCTATCAGGCGTTAGCTTATTGGTACGGCCGCCCGTCTTGCGAGGCATACGGCCGCCGTGCTTGTGGCTGTCTTTGCCTTCATGCTTGCCAACAACCTTGCCGCCCTTTTTATAAAGGCGTTTTACAAGGGGGCGAGCGCCCGTCTTGACGTCGGCTTCAAGTGCTTCAGGTGGCGTCCAAGTTGAGCTATCAACTTTGGTGTGTGGGTCGGCTTCTGTAAGGCGCTTGGCCTTTGACCGCCCACGGTCGTCTTTCTTGTATTCTTCCATAGTACGTACTCCAGAGTTACGAGCGGCGTCCCGCTATTGCTGCCAGAAGGTGGGGATCCAACGCGGGCAGCGGCGCGCTAATCTTGTCAAGCACATGCTCAACAATAGGAGAATGGGGCATTTGTTTATAATCTACCTTCTCTCTATCTATGGTCCCACCTTTTGCTTTTGTAATTTCTGGATCGTAACCCCATTCATTTAATGAATCTCCATTAGTAAAAACATCTTTTGCTTTTACCATTTTACTCAAAATTTTATATTTTCCACGAAGAACACCGTCTCCATGTAATTTTGCATATGCTCTAGAGGGCGTAACCCAATCTCCGGGATTAATAGCTGCGATTGAAGGCGCAGACTCATTTGGTTGCGTTCTTAATTTTTCACGCAAATCGTAAGCGTTATTATACCACTGACTACCATTAGTTGTTCCCGCATCATTAGGAAGCTTCTTTCTTCTTTGGTAAGCAGCCATATCAGATTCAAGTTTAGCAAGCTTTTCTTGAGATGATGGCTCATGTGGAACAGCACGGTAAACCCGAACAGGAGCTTCTGGTTTTCCTTTTAAACGCACTGTATGGCGATACGATTCTTGATCAATCGGATCAGTCGCGTCACCATAATAATGCAACCCTTTGGGGCTATATAAATCAGCAGGGTACACGCCCGTCGTATCATGCAATGGAGCGCCAACATCATCATTGCGACGAGGAGCTTGATGACCGCCACGATAATCTTCGGTTTCTCCACCACGGCCGTATCCTTCAACCTCGCCGCCCTGCTCGTATTTCCGTTTAATGCTGACCCTGTTGCGGTCAAAGATGACGTAGTTGTGGGTTAATTTAGGAGGTTCAATAGAATATTCTGGGTTTCTTGCATGAAATTCCTTTGCAGATTTTTCATTTGGAAACTCATTAACGCCACCTTGTGGATGCTTTAAAACCCATGGTTTATCGCCTCTAGATCTCTCATCAAGATAACGAATGCCGTGAATGCCATGTTGATGGAGAACTTTGGATGTTTCTTCATTGGGAGAATCTTTGCCAATAAACCCCATAATTCGTTCTAAATCTTGATATGCTTTTCCTCCGCTAAAAGGAGAAACCTTTCCATATGTGTTTATAACGTTGTTAAATGCACCTTTTACATGCTCACTCTGCTCACTCAACGGCTTATCCCAATCCAACATGTGATCAGGATGCGCGTCGATGGCGACCTCGTACATGTGGCCGGGTTGTTTAATGCGACCTTCTTTGACCAATTTGTCGTAATGGTTAAGAAGTTGCGGGTGTCGGGCCTCCATCACAGATCGCGCCGTGTCACCATAACTTGACACAATGTCTGCAATGTCATGTTCAATAGTTGGGTCGGTGCCATACGGAAGTTTGTATTTTTCCGAAGCCACTTCGCTCATTGGTCTTTTGTCAAGTGTCGATTGGCCCATCGCCAATTTGTCCCGATAACCTTCCGCCACTGGCTCATGCTCGGCAAAATATAGCCCATGCCCATACGCCTGTGCGCCTTCGCCCGTGCCGATCTTGGACGTGTCAAACTGTTCAAAGTCGTGTGGTGAGCCGTGGTATGCGGTGATGCCATCATCAACCATGCAACGCCCCCGTAAACACAGGTTCGCCCGCGTCGGCCGTTACGATATGAACGCCGGGGATATGATGAAAGTGCGTTTTTTGCACTTTACCGCCCTGCTTATAATGAACAGGCTGCGCCATATCATTTTCAGGAACGTCGTCATGTGTTTGCCACCACTCTTTAGTCGGGTGGTTCATGCTATGAAAATGCGGCTGATCTTCGTTATGAAACTGCTCATAGAACGCATCAACTGGTAATTTTGTTCTTTTAATCGTCATTTCAATTCCCCCTCTGGAATACTATCATTTGTTAATGGCGTTTGCTGCTTGCCCTGCGGCATAACAGATACTTCCGTATTAGTACGCAAAGTTGGTTTTAATTTAATTTTTCCAGAAGGGCCAGTAATATCAGGCGCGCTTTCATCACGCTGCCAAGTACCCTTCTCAGTTTTCATGCGCCGTGGATCATATTTAACAAAAAATCCGTTAGATTCCTTATGAGCATCACTTTCGGAACCAAATCCTTTTTTGTTTTTCAGACCAACAATAACGCCATCTTCTCCTTCAGGCTGCTCATCAAGCGGCCTGAAATCATGCGTATCGCCATTAACAACGCGATACCGTTTGCCTGTTTCTTTATCGTGCAATGTTTCTGGCAAATGTTCTTTATCTGTAAACGCCATAGCAACATTGTTGCCAGAATCCAACATGCGGCGCATGCGGCCCCAATTGCTGTTTGGATTGTCAACATCAGGTTGGGTTAGACCAGTTGATGAATATGTATAATGGTGATTAGGCGCTACAGGTTTATAGGCCATCTTTGTGTAATCATAAAATGACACATCTGGATGCGCTTTAATAATGGATTGAGTAATCCGAGGATTAAGATCTGACAGCACGTTAAGACGCACACCAAGGTGGTTGCCATTGGCCCTAGCTTCTTGTTTGGCTTGCGTAATTTCATCATGCAACCGAACCGCAAAAGCTTCTGGCTCACGTAACATGGCAATGGTTTTATTCAAGCTATTGAGGCGGGGCCCTTTAAACGCAGAAAGATCTTGTCCGCCGCCCACTTTAAAGTAATTGCCTGACGTCTTACCAAGGCACTCGTCTTTGCACGATGCAGCATTAGGGCAAGTATTAAAATTCTTTTCTTCATATGAGGGAGCCAACGCCAAGCCTGTCGTTTCAACACCACGTCCATCTGAAATCGTTACAGGCTCCTCGTCACCATAACCCGTTTGTGACTTCATGAGCTTGGCATTTTTACCCAATAGCGGAACCAACGTATTGTCTTTACGCATTCCAACATGGGGCGCTAACCGCTTAATAGCTTCTTTTGAATTAGCTACTCGGTCGCCATACGATAAACTTGTGTGATGAGCAATTGCATTATCAAACGCCGTTGCAAGAGACATTGTGCTTGGGTTTGACGTGTCGGACTTAGGCATAGAAGTAGGGCCAGCCGACATCGGCTCTTCAGTAGGCGGCATAATATTAAACCGCTGCCGTTGCGCTGGCTTCACATCTTTTGCAATTTTCAGCGCGTCAGTCATTGCAGTTGTCCTTTAGTGCGGCGCGCTGCTCGGTGCGCTGACGTTTCCAGAAAGCCCGTTTAATTTTTCTCACAACGCCGCTTCGTTGCAGGTAGCAGTAGATTTTACGAGCATAGAACGCATCGTACTCACTGCCGCTCTTCAACTCTGCGCGCGTTCCCATCATTGCTTAACACTCGTAATGGCTGGGATGACGTTGCCAAGCAAGTTACGCACGACTTGCTCGCTCTCAGGATGCACAGCAATGTTCTGCGCCAAATCAACCATTTGGATCCGCTCCTTGGCAAGCATGTCTTCCTGCTTGATTTGGTTGTCAAACGCATCGCGCTTCATCTCGGCGGCCAACCCTGCTGCTTTCAACTTGCTGTCCATCATTTTAGCGTCGGCAAGTTTTTCCTTGATGATCAAATCAATGCCATCAACACGCTTTTCATGGTCAGTTTTTTCTTGTGGGCCTACAAGACCGCCCTGTTGGCTGTCCTGCTGTGCCTTAGCCATGTCCAGCTGTACGCGAGCCTGATCCAAAGCAATTTTGCCTTGCGCCAGCTGCTGCTTGGTGTCGCTGTCCTGCTTCTTGATCTGCAGCTCGGCCATAGCCTTTTGCATCTCAGGAGGAGGCGAACCTTGCGCCGAAGCGGGGATCATGAACTGCTCAGGATTGCTCCAGCCAACAGCTTGCAACGCCGCAGTATCAATCGCGATCGGGTCATACATTGACGGGTTCTGCGCTTGAATTTGCTTCAGCGCCACAACCTTCATTAAACGCTGGGTCTGGCTTGCGGTGTTCGGATCAGCCTGCGGAACCAGATCAACCTGATCCAACGCGCGAAGGAACGTCTCCTCGTCCCACTTGCGTGCTGGGCGCTTGTTCTGCTGCCAGAACGAATCAGGATTTTCGCGAAAACATTTCACCAACATCTCAAACTCTTCAGCTTGCGCCGAGTGCATGCGCTTGTGTACAGAATTGAGTACCTTCGTGGCCTGATCGATCAGCGCAATCGTCGTGCCGACTGGCGCATCTTGCTTGCCTTCGCCCACAGCCTGCTCGGCCGTTCCGCCAACCCGCATACCCGTCTGGTTGATGTTCTCCACCAACGCCATCAAGCCACCACCGACATCCTTGTATGGCAACGGCATAACGGCTTGGCTGATCGGCATGCCGCCAGTCTTTACAAGCGCGCCACCGCCGGGCGGTACACGGAAGATGTTGGTGTTTTGCCGCGCGCCCGTATCAGCATAAAGGAAGCCTGGGAAGTTGGCGTACATACCAGCATCGAGCATTTCGCGCCAAGCGGCAGTCAACGCATTGGTCGTGTTGCCTAGGATGTGCAGGAGACCAAGGTCATAAAAGCCCATCCCCGGTACGAATGTGTACTTGACAAACGACTGCCGCTGTTCAGGAAGCTCTTTAGTATCTTCATCATAATTGCGTACCACAGACAGGATTTCATGGGTCGACGCGTCAATCGTTACGCGATACGGGATCTCAAGGCCCGTCTCTTTGTTCTTGCGGCGATGTTCAAACCCTTTAATGTCCAACTCGCAATAGCACTCGTAGATCTCGCGGTCTCGGTCTTCTGGGTTAAACGACTCTGAGCTGATGCCCTGCTGCGCCATCTTCTCACGCTGTGCCGCATCCCACTTGATCATCTTCGGGTCGGACAGGTCGATGTCCTTATAGACGCCGAGGATCTGCATGCGCTTCACGGTCGAAGCCCGCATGTAGATACGGTGGGTTATACGTTTGGCGTTGCTGAGATCGGTTGCAGAGTTATTGACGATGAGGTCGTCAGCATCGATCGACTCACTGACCGGGCGATTTCTGAGCGGGCAGAAGTATACCTTCTTGAATGCGGTGCCACCAAAACCGAGCATGAGGAGCATGCGGTCGGTGTCGGGGTAGTATTCCTTTGCCGTACTTGTGAGATAATGATTGAGGTCGTTCTCAAGATCATTAGCTAACTGGTCCGACTGAAGATTAGCATTGTTGTTATCTTCCCTTATCTTGACGGGCCCGTCAGTTGGCAATAGCTCGGCTCGCGCATTCGCCTGAAACCGCAATACAGCTTCGAGCAATAATGGGTGCCTGACCCGTGACATGCCTTCCACGGGAGCGCCATCGGCCGCCCCTGCCAGCCCGGGGATCTCGACTTTGAGCCCGAGGAGCTTGATGCCTTGGGCGCGGTCTTCAATCCATTCTTTTCGGCTGTCGAGGTCATCTTGTACGCCCTTCATCAAATTATGGGCGATCATCGACAGCTCGGCGGCATCGATTTCATCAACCAGATTGTCAAACCAGCCCGTCTTGCGTGCATTAGCGGACTTCTCAATTGGCGACCCATCCAACGAGAACGTAATCGACCCGTCAGGCAGCTCGATCGACATAATGTTGCCGTGCTCGTCGATGTCCTGCTTTGGCCCATCCTCCGCAATCTCCACCGAGATGTCTTCAGCTTCCAATGGATCTTGGTCAACTAGTCTAAGGTTGGGGTTAGCGACAAGAGCCATAATCAGATCCCATAAAGTGGTTCAGGCGGTCTGCCCGTGTGCTGCCGACTGTCTTCGTACATTTCCTGTATCTCATCCTGCATCAGGGCAAACCCTGTCCGGCGGAGATACCGCATCGCCATCGAGACCGAATCCACCAGATCGTCATGCTTGGCTTTTGGGAACCGCATGCACTGGCTTATAACCTCGTCGGCCCATGCCTTGTCGGGACAGTAGACCAAGCCTTCCTCGAACAAATGTTGCACCGAATAAAGCCTAGCCCGTTTGTCAATCGAGCCGACGGGTTCCATTTGAACGCCAAAGTTCTTTCCAGAATACATCCTTCTAAGCTCCCGCGCAACTGGCTTGCCCACGGTGGTGTCTTCTATCAGGATTGTCTGGACTTTCCACCGGAGGCACGTCTGCGCCACCTCCGTGACCAGCTCGGGCATTTCAAGGTGCTTGGCCCACGCATGCATCATCATGATCCGAGGCGGCACCTCCCGCTCGTCATAGGTTCGTAGCACATGGGTCATGTGGCCATCGCGGTTCAGCATGCGGGTGGCATGGGTCTTGGGATCATCGGTCCAGACGCCCCAGACCGTTAGCGCCGACGGGTCGTTCTCGGTCTTCTCGGTCATGGCCGTGTCGAGGCTTGCGATGATGTAGTCGAATGGAGGGTATTTTATGTCTTCCCAAAGCTGCCAATGCTTGCGCTTGATAATGCCGCCATCTTCTGGGGTCGGCAGCTGCTGGAACTGGCCGGACGCCGCGTACTTGCCCATGATCCGCTTGTCGCGCTCGACCACATGCCGCGGGAACCGTTTCGGGAAGAACAGCTGGCCCTTCTTCCACCGAGGATCCTGCCAGCCCAACATTGTCGGGTAGGACCGATCGGGGTCGTATTCCATCGGGATCATGATGTGGTCGTAGCCCAGCTCTTTCTCGAGGATCACGCCGGACACGTCTTCCTCGTGCAGGCGCTGCATGATCACGATGATCGCGGACTTGTCGGGGTTGTTAAGGCGGGTCGGGATCGCCTGCTCGAATGTCTCAATCGTGGTGGTGCGCTCGGCTTCGGAGGCGGCGCTCGACACCGAGTGCGGGTCGTCGATGATGACGCGGTCGCCGCGGGCACCCGTCATGCCTGACATAGCCACCGCCTGCCGGAATCCTGTGGCCGTCGTCTCGTACTTGATCTTCTCGTTCTGGTCACCTGTGATCGTCACCCGATCGCCCCACCGCTCCTGATACCATGGGGATGAGACCAGTCGCCTCATCTTGATGCTGTCACGGATGGCGAGCGGCATGGCATGCGAGGCGCACACGTACCGCATATAGGGCATATTTTTTGGTCCCCATTCCCAAGCTGGCCATAGGACGTTGACCAGAAGGGACTTCATCGCGCCAGGCGGGACGTTGATCAGTAAGCGGTTGTAGTACCGCTCGTCGTCGATCATCATCTCGTTGGTGATGGCCTCGAGGTGCTCGGCGATGGCCTTGATATGCCAGTTGTGAATGTAAGGCTGCCCTGGCTCGATCACATGCCACGCCTGCTTGATGAAGTCGACCAGCTTCATCTCGCACATGCGCCTCGCCGAGTTGAACTCGTTCATCTCGACGTTAAGCATCTGGCCATCGACGGGGATGACGGTCATTAATCCGCCTGCAAGGCCGTCTGAGCCTCTTCAATGATGTTCCAAAGCGCCTGCCGCATTTCCTCTGTAGCTTCTTCTAAACCCAAAATCTTTACTGGCGGCTGCGCGGCAACCACAGGCGATCCGATCATGCTTATGGCAACGTCGGCCACGCGTCGCCAAGCTTGCTTGGCTTCATGATCAGACTGATGCCAAGAATCAACAAGGTCTGTCCTGCTTTCCCAATAAGCCTTGCGCAGTTCCGATGCTAAAGCTTCCCTCATGGCTTGTGCTCCTTCTTGACGGTGCCAAAGACCCCAACGGGGCTCAGGTGGTCGATGAAGTTATAGTCTTCCTTCATGCGCGCAGGCGTGACAATGGCCTCCAAGCCGCCCAGAATGATCGATGCGTCGCGGGCAATAGAGCTGGCTGGATCGTGCTTCCGAAGCTCCACCATTAGGGATTCAATCATGTTCTGGGTAACCTTCACACTCCCAATAACGGCATCATAGTCTCGCCTTGGCACCATATCGAGCATTTTGACGCACAATTGCATCTTTTTATCTATTTGCTCGGCCAGCTCTTGGTTCAGCCGATCGATCTCTTTCGCCATTTCCGTTAACATCATCTTCTTTCTCCTTATCCCAACTAAATTTAGGCAGCGTCACAGGCGGACGCTCCCGTGCTAGATCCATGGTTTTAATCTTCTTGAGCGCCTTCTCCCTCGCCATCATCAACTTCTTCGTAGTCGGTGTAGTCTTCATAGTCGTCGTCAATTTCCTCTCCTGAAGCTATCTGCAGCGCCTGCCTGAACGCGACCAGCTGGTCATAGTCGAGCGCCTCGACGTCGATCACCTTGCCTTCGACTTGGACGTTCGCCTTAACATCGAGGTCGATCTTGTCACCATAACGGAAACGCTGCAGGCGGATCGCATGCCAGCGGCGATCGTTGACGATCTCTTTACGCGCGTCCCAAGGCACTTTTGCCCACTCACCTTCGCCACGCAAAATCGCCTCGTTCTCCTCGACTTTCGGCTCGACGGCAAACTCCCTCGCGCGCGCATATTCCGAAAGAAACGCCGGATCCCGCTTCAACTCCTCGTTCACAGTGCGATCTGAAACACTAAAACCTTCATCTCTGACGATGTCGACGACAGATCTTCCTGCTGCGATTTGTTGCACCAAATAATCTTTATCAGCCTGCGTCATTTTGCGAGGCGGTCCTTTTTTAGCCATCTAAATTCTCCATGCCCTAACCCATAATACCTCGCGGGCGAGGAAAGGCCACAACATTTATACATACGCAAAAACGACCCACTATGTGTACGCATTGTGTTTGTATTAAGTCTCTGTAATCTCTCTATAAATTTATTATAAATATATATATATATAGATATATATAAGACTGGTTTATATTTTTACTTAAAAAATAGTCTTAAGAGTAGGTATATATCTCTAATTCTATCTCTATAGAATGTCTCTTATAGGTAGTGTGTATCTGTATATTATAGGTGTATGTATTTATGTGTTTTTTCTACTCAATTAACCCGTTGATATTAAACAGTTTTTTTAACTTACGCCCCATTTTTGCAGGCCGCGTAAGCAATTATGTATGAAAAAAGGGCCGCCCCACCCACTGGACGACCCCTTCTCACAGCTTGACTGGTTTCACTGGGAATTACACACCCCTACGCAGACCAGAACCAATCCTTGTAGCGCCTTGCACGCTTGCCCGTTGCTGTAACGGCCGCAGGTGACTTCCCCCGCGTAGGGTGTTCTTTAAAGCATCTTCTTCCGCTGCACCTTTCTCGAGTACATCATGGCATAGCCATAGCGATAGGCGATGGCAGCATGAGCCTCGGCGTCTCCCTGATAGTGCAGGATCACGCTTGGCAAGGCAGCAGCCGCAAACCGATCGATGAGGGATTCCTGATCATAGGCGGACAGGCGGTTGACCTCCTCCTTCCATGCGTCATTGGAATGCTTGGCAAGGTCGATGACGTGCTCGAGTTCCTTGATCTGCTGTTTTAACTTGCTGTTCTCCTCAGCCTCTTTGGTAGCGTATCCTGCCCTTGCATCCCAATCGATGCCAATATCGTCTTTTAAAGCCACTTTAAGCTCATTTAAGCTTAATTTGCCAAAATTGGGCATTCGCAACAGTTCCGCGTCCGTTTTTTGAACCAGATCCCCAATCGTCTTAATATTATCATTTTTAAGGCAATTACTGGTTCTAACGCCTACAGCTAGATAATCTACGGTCGCTTCCAATACGTTTTTGTAGTCTTTTTGCCATGAGTATTTCATAATACGTGTCCTGCGTTCATAGCCGCGCCAAGGGTATACAGGGCATCAAGGCGGACGCGGTTACCATCCTTGAGCCTGCCGTCGTAACAGAAAGCAAACTGGCGGCCGCGCTCGTATTGCCAGACGTCTGCATAGTTAAACCTATCAGAAGCCAGTGGCAGCCCCTTCTTGGCCTCCTCGTAGCCCCTCCTAAAGGCAGCGCAGCTAATTATGCTGCGGAGCGTGACCTGCCGTGTTTTAGCGTTTCCCATGATCATACCTCCCCTGTAAGAATGGATATCTTGGCCCTTACAAGGCTTGGCCAGATCTGGCCTGGCTCAATCTTCTCCCACAAAAACTTGGCCATAGCCTGCTTGTTTGGCTCAGTTATCTGATAAATCGTTTCGGTCGGGAGATGGATGTCTCTTTCCTTGTCGAACAAGCCGTCCTTTTTCAAACTGTACGTCCGAATAAACCCGTTTCTGACTGTGCCAACCTTGGCCAGCTCAACCCCGCGTTCGGATTTAATGACGCAAATATCGTGGCGTCTTGGGTAATAATTATCCATGATCAGTACCCCTGTTCCAGTAAGAAAGCGTCGTACTCGGCCTTCACCTGCGCCAGCTGGGCCTCCACAGCCCGTTTGTCGTCGACGGCCTTGGCGTAGGCTCTCTGCGTCACCTTGAGCTCGGTATACAACGACCGCAGGCCGTCCAAAAAGCCCCGCTCCCATGCGGTACGGGAGCCAGTGCCGTTTGTGTATGGATTATCGGTAGGCAGGCCGCCCGTGCGGGCATGATATGCTGCTTCTGCGCGTATGGTATCTAACATTTTAATCCTCCAATTTATAACGAAGATAAATATTTTCAAAAAGGTTTTCTATGGCTTCATCCTCGGTACTACCCCAACCTATCGTACCGTCTTCGCCGTCCTCATGGGCGTAATACTGCCAAACACCTTCTTGGTACTCATCAATATCGGTTATAAATTTAATTCCGTTAATTTCATGCTTTTCCATCTAAAATCTCCATCTAGTGAGGGGTGGGGGCCGAAGCCCCCTTATTTGCAATGTTCTGCAATATAGGCATAAGCGCCCATCTGTGTGTTGAAGGTCGGTGCGTCCCAAGCAAAATCACGCTCGGCTTGGGTGCCTTGATTGGTCTTAACTTCAATGCGGAAGCCATACTGATCTTGGTACACATAAAACACATTTTGCATCTTCACTCTCCATCTAGCGGGCATCAACGTCCCGACAAGAATCACAGTATACGAACTTTCCGACGATGCAAACAAAAAAATGCACTCAATCAAATAAAAAATAGGGCCGCCCGAAAGCAGCCCCAAGTCATCACCCATTGGGAGGAGACGCAACATAAGCCTTCTTGATGATCTTGTCGAGCTTGGCGGCGCGCTTCTTATTGCCATTCCGCACAGCAGCGGCATAAGCGTTCACAAGCTCCAGCAGGGTAGGCTGTCTCATTTCCCAAAGTCCTTTGCGATATCGTGTAGGGCGACGGACATGATGAACTTCGTCACCAGCTCCTGTTCTTCCATCTTCATATTGTCGATCCCCTGCTCGATCGTCACCATGACGAGGCCCGCTAGGATAGCGTTGTTGCGGTCCTCTTTGGGAGCCTCGAGATTCGCCTGATGGAACACCGACGACAGGCGGCGCAGCTCGATCAGCATGTCGCGTGACAGCTCGTGTTGTTCTTCGCTGGTCATATTTCCATATCCTTCAATTTATCTTTATACCATTGGACGAGATGCGGCTGATCATCCTCTTCTAAATATTCTATAAATTCTTTAACTATTTCACGAAGGATCTTAATATCTCGATCGCGGTATTTGATGCCATCCTTTAAAAGCTCAATGGCCAATTCTGGCTTTACCTTTTCAATAAGGTTCATTGCAATGCCTCCTGTACCTGTAACAGATCCTCGATAGCCTCTTCTTCGGTCTCGCCATAGCCGACGAGCTCGCCATCCTCGAGATAGTGCGCGTAGTAGGTGGCGGTATGCATCTTGTCGACGCAGATCACGTCGCAGATCTTGTCGGTGGTTTTGCGGACGAAATTAACGTGGAAGCGGGCAACCTCATAGGATTCGGCCGTGGCGATCGGGGTACGAGCTTGGTAAATGTGGTACATCTATAATCTCCATCTAGAGGGCGACCACCGCCCTGCCCAATTCTTGTGGCATATCTAAATTTGAATTGCAAACACTTTTTTGTTTTCTTTTTAAAATATATTTTAACGTGTCAGCCGATACCTCAACCGTCGTCCATCGATGGCGGCACAGGCCGCATTCCCTGCGCCTGTGGATCCCGTTCGGTATGGCACTCGTCCGCGTGGAATACACCCGAGAGTGGCCGCCGCATGCCTCGCATTTCATTCCTACGGCTGACATCTTATTTCCTAACCTGCATCATCGAGACATTCTCCTGCAACTTGACCTGCGGGTTCGGCCACGTCCAGCACTCGCCCGTGTCGTCTTGGAAGCATACGAATAGCAAATGGTGCTCTTGTCCATAGTCGATCAGAAAGTGCGCTTTGGCACGTCCCTTAGGCGTCTCTAGCGGAATGGTAGGGTTGAGTTGGATGATCATTGGTCGCCCTCCTTCATCCCTAATCCCGCAATCAACTGGCGAACTTTATCCTTAAACAACTTGTTTTCTTGTTGTGCTTCGTATAGCCATCTGGCTTGCATGACGTTGGTTTCCCGCAAAAGCGCACAGGCATGATAGTCAATGAAATCCAATATTCGCATCCATACGTCATGATCCATTACTCACCCTCCCCAATCACCCCAATAATATCTTTTGCCATATCCAACCGCCCAGCCTGTCTCCCAACAAAATACGCTTCATTAATCGCTTCTGCTGTGATTCCGTGTTGGTTTATGAAATACTGTGGCACGTTACCATCCGCAGCTTTTAACCGTTCGCTTGTCCAGTGAGCAGAACTGCAAATTTTGCGAATGTCGTCTTTTATAAACTTAATCCGCATTTGTAATTTTTCATAATCAGTTTTCATCACTCACCCTCCTTCAGTGCATCCCAAGGATTAAAATCATCGCCGGTAAGAAATTTTGACCAATATTTATCAGCAACCTTTTTTGCGATTAACTTGCTAATAACTGCCTGATATTTTTCCTCATCTCTCCGCAATTGTTCAATCGTATTGGCGGCTTCATCAAAGATGTCATTGTTGCCCCAACCAACAGATAACCAAGTGGCGGCGCGTTTCCGTAGCCGTTCAACAATATCCATCACTCACCCTCCTTCAATGCGGCGCGAACAATAGCCTTAACTCTTTCATCGTTTTTTACATAAGGCAAAGCCCATCGCAAAGCATCCCGCAATTGTTCAATCTCATTGGCGGCATCGTTCTGCAATCCAAGGCGAAACGTATAGCCATCTTGTGAGTAAACAGTATTTGCGCTTTTGCGTAATTGTTCAACAATATCCATCACTCACCCTCCTTTAATTTGCCAACACATCAACGGATGTGATTTCAAATCCATCAATATTTACGCATGTTGTAGAAGTATTGTTTCTCATGTTCTCCGCTACATTATATAATGTAACAGCGACCAAAGATCGCAATTCCGCAGCACCTTGTGTATTTTGAGACAGCCCATCATTTGTTTCAACCCTAAACAATTCTTGCACGGGGTCAAAGTAAAGTGAGACCAATCTAATATCTTCCAACTTATCCATCACTTACCCTCCCCGATCACGCCCATAATATCTTTTGCCATATCCAACCGCCCAGCTTGCCGCCCAACAAAATACGCTTCATTAATCGCTTCTGCTGTGATTCCGTGTTGGTTTATGAAATACTGTGGCACGTTACCATCCGCAGCTTTCAAGCGTTCGCTTGTCCAGTGGGCAGAACTGCAAATCTTGCGGATGTCGTCTTTAATGAACTTAATCCGCATTTGTGCTTTTTCTAAATCGGTTTTCATTACTCACCCCTGTTAATTGTTACGCGACCAATGCCGCCAATTGACAGCACAACCATCCACCAAAGCGCACAGGCATGATAGTCAATAAAATCCAATATTCGCATCCATACATCGTGATCCATCACTCCCCCTTTAACACAACACAAGCGACACCAATGGCACCGATTATTGCAAATAAAAATTGTAGCGTCTGCGCTAAATTAGTTCCTATCTCCATCACTCACCCTCCTTCAGTGCGGCTTGCTGATGAAAAGACAAATCTTTTCCTTGTAAAAGCCTTCTTATGGCCGCGCATTTAACACAGCGCACAATCCACCCCCATTTTTTTCTTTGAAAATATCCTTTTCCAACACCAACATTGCAGCGGCAGTCAATGCAATCACCAGCGTATTTATTTCGCATCACTCACCCTCCTTCAGTGCGGCACGGGCAATTTCGTGCATCTCATCACATTTCATGGACGCGCCTTCTGGCCCGTAGTATTTTACAGCGTCAATTTTCCGCAACGCTTCCCGCAACCGTTCTGGCGTGTCGCACAAAATCGTCCACATTTTAAAATTATCTTCCCGCAGCTTTTCAATTTCATTGGCAGCTTTTTGAAATGCATCCCAATAAAGGCGGGATTCTTTCCGCAACCGCTCAATCTCATTTTTGGCATCGGCTGCTAATTGTGCATATTCAGGGATCATCGGCCCCTTTAACCGTTCTACAATATCCATCACTCACCCCTCAAAACCCGAACACAATTTTGGCTATTGCAATTACGCATATAAACCCCAATCCCATACCCAGAACCACAGCAAACGTAGCTTTAAACAGACCTATAAAGTCATCCATCACTCCCCCTCCTTCAGTGCGGCGGAACTTATTTTTAACAAAGCCCGTTTGATGTAAGAACCATCATGCAACCATTGATTGATGCCCTTATCAATCTCACGCAAAGCCTCCCGCAACCGCTCAATCTCGTCGGCGGCTTCATTTGGCCGATCTTTTGGCCGATCTTTTGCAGCCTCCCGTAGTCGTTCAATCTCGTCGGCGGCTTCGTCAAAAATGTCATTGTTGCCCCAACCAACAGATAACCAAGCGGCGGCGCGTTTCCGCAACCGGTCAACAATATCCATCACTCACCCTCCTTCAGTGCGTTGTTGACAAAAAGTATAAGTGCTTTGGCATTCGGTGGGCTATCAGATTCGCAGTGCGTTAAAATATAACGTAACGCTTTCCGCAACCGTTCAATCTCATTGGCATATGGCTTGACAGCCTTGATCCACGCATCGCGGTGGAATTTGCTATACCATTTTCCATCTTTCCATTCTCCGCCATCCATAGCCAATGCAATATCAGCAGCCATCTTTTCAGCAATATCCATCACTCCCCCTTTAACACAACACAAGCGACACCAATGGCACCGATTATTGCAAATAAAAATTGTAGTGTCTGCGCTAAATTAGTTCCTATCTCCATCACTCACCCTCCTTCAATGCCTTTTTAGCAAGACCAACCGCCATTGCCAAAACGGTCCATGTTACGCCTTCGTTAGAAGTTTGAGGGACTGGGATGTCTTCATGTTCAATATCTGCGATCTGCTGCAATACGCCGCGTAACCGTTCAATTTCATTAGCGGCATCAGTGATTGTTTTTGGCATGAGCCGTAACGCTTCCCGCAGCCGTTCAATCTCATTGGCGGCTTCATTCGTAAGCGCATTAACATCCTCGCTCGTATGTATCCGCCACCGCAACCGTTCTACAATATCCATCACTCACCTTCCTTCAATTTTGGCCTGTAACCTTCATAGCCTTTATTTTTGCAATAATTGTGAGATACGACAATGCTTTGATTTGCAGCACCAATATAACAGCAATGGTCGTGTCTTTTCTTTTTTCCTTGATGCTCACTAATATTAGAGGCCAGTGCCAAACAACCTTTGCACTTTGTGGGTGTTTTCACCACTGCACCTCCCCGTTAATTACAACCTGCACATACCACCTGTCGCCGCTGTCGTTCTCCCACAGCGCACATATGTTGTCGCCGTCCCGCTCATGGCGGACTATCCATTTCCTCATAACTTCCTCATTTTAACTACAACACATTCATCTAACACAGACACACCATCTGGCAGGCCATAATACACTTCCCAGCTTGGCAACTTAGCCCGATAAAGCCGCGCCCACACGTAGCAATAATCATGGACGGTATGCATGCCACCGATCACGCGCATGGTCATTTCAATTCATCCAACAAATAAATCATATCGTTACAGTGAATAGCGCCTTCCGGGACATGATTGCCTTCATCAATGCGGATCAGCATCCATTGCCCCATGCCGGGCATTACATAAACCGTTCCATATGCGTCAGGGATAGGCTCTTCTGGCCTGTTATTATGCTTATACCAATAATAATTGATCTGTTTCATTTTGGCCCCTCAGGTAATTCTGGCAAATGCATCCAATGCGTAGGACGGCAACTTAAATAAAACTTAGGATCATCAATTTGAGCATATTGCCATTGGTCTGCGTAAATCCATTTGGCAACCATAAGATGCCAGCCGGGTTCGTACACTAATACCCAATGATCCTTTGGGCAGGTTTCTATCGGTTGCCATTCACTCATGACCGCACCATCCCGCAATAGCCGTGGGTTGTGCTAATTTTCTTTATAACTTTTCCAGAACGGTCCATTTGTTGTTTCCACCGCCAAGCCATGCACGTTTTGCCAATACATGAAGCAGCAAATTCTGGCCTATTCATACTCATACAGCATCCCATTTTTTCAGCCTCTTCAGGCGTCACATAGTGTGGGGTGTCAGTCATTGCGGCGTGTCCTCGTTCTTGTCTGATGCAATGATGGTATAGAAACGCATAGCGGCATCCATACGAGCTTCTGGCGACATCGTGGACAACACCTGCGCTACGAACGACGCGGTGATGTGTAACACGGTCCCGATCGTCAGGCCGTCCATTGCCTTAGCCATCGTATCATAAACCTTGACGTGCTTTTGTTGCGTTTTCTTTTTCATATGTTCATTGAGATCAATCGTCATTTTTAGCTCCTTTCCGTAAGTCTTCCATAACGCTTTGCCACATTCTGATCGCCTCGACGCGTTCAAATTGTTCAACTTTGTCTCTTAGCTCTTGGATATATTCGGCGATACCGACTAGATCGAGACGAGTAGATTCTTCTTTAAGGTAACGATGGATTTGCTTAAGGTAGTCAATGCGTCTCTTTTTCATTTTACGCTCCTACGTTATATGCCCTACGCTCTGCGATCCAACCTTCGTCGGCATTAACGAAGACTGGCTGTATGAATATCTTCTGGGTCAGTTCACGATTTGGGCCGTAATGCTGTGTGCGTATATGGCCACGACGCATGTGTGGTCTCTTTTTGGATCCTGTGCCGCCTTGCCCTTCATATGTTTCAGTAATCTTCCCGATCGATATCGTCGTGGTGATCGGGTAGTCTTTGCGATAGGCTTGCTTTTTGTTGTAACGACCACGCGCAATATCTTTATCTACACGATCTTCTTTAACATGATTTTTTGTTGCAAGAAGAACTATTAAAATTCCCAATATATTGGCACTTATACTTTTCACTTGGTTTCTCAATCTATCATAACTTGCTTTATCAAGAAGATGTGATTTGTATTTTATTAAAAGATCGTAATCCCAATCAATCCATTCATCTTTATAACATCTGTGTATAGAATAATTTTTTCCGTTAACAATAACCATTAATTTAAATTGAATATTTGGATCATACTCAATTTTCATTTTTTTAGCCGATTCAATCATTTGTAATTGAGAATCTTCATCTTCAAGATTCATCATTTTTGAAATAAATTTACGATTTACCTCAATTGCAAATTCTTTATATGGAACATCAGCGATACCCATTTCCATCATATCTATAAGCGTGCTTTTCATTTCTTTAATAGTCAAAGCATCTAAAACTTCTGATGATAATCTAAACAGTTGTTTCATATCTATGCCTTTCTATATCTTTGGATCTTATCTTTGCGACGAGGATGAACGCTTTCCTCGACAATTATTGCACCCTTGGTAACGAGCTTTTCTAAAGCGCGTTCTAGCTCGTCCTTCTTAACTCCGCGAAGGCGATTGAGCATAACACCAAACGTCTTGCCGTCATCGTCTTTGAGGAGGTTATCGATCTTGGAGAACAAAGCTTTCTCCGGCGAATCCTTTGCTCGGTCGTTGCCGATGACAAGGTTGGCTTTGGTGTCGACGTCGTTCTTAACCAACGCGTAAGCCCAGCGAACGTGCTCGACAGTGCGTAGGCCAGACGGCGTGGCAATGATGAACGAGATCTTGCCGACAAGTTCCTTGGCACGCAGGTAAATCGCCTCTAGGCCAGTCTTTTCGGCGTGGTCTTCGGCGAGATGCTGGAAGCACTTGTTGGCCCTCTTGAGAAGCATGCGAGCGTCGTCAGTGGTCGGTATGGCGATCTTCTCGCCATAGTTCTCGATGCGGCCTTCCATGAGGTTGTAAGATCCACCAGTCGATAACTCAATGATAGAGTTCCGCATCGCCTCATCCATTGCGCGTTTTGAAAAATCTTCTTTTTCTGGCGGCGTTGAATTTTGCTCAATGAACAGCATCGATCGGCCGATGAAACCATTGGTCGCGTTCTCGAAGTTCACAGAGCCGTCGAAGTTGACGGGCGTGGTAAAGCCAAGGATCGACAAAAAGGGCGCTTTGATGCCCGTCTGTATGTGCTCGAGGCCCACTTCCACCGACGCGCGGCGAGCTGACAAGAAGGCGTTCGGGCCTTCGTCAAGCTGCTTGTCGATCTGGTTGATCTCGGCCACTAACTGCTTGCGGATCTCCTTGCGAACGTCACCTGATACCAACAACACACCGTTAGCCTTGGAATAGATCGACATCACGATGCCGAGGATGCCTTCGAGGTAGGCGGCAGTGCCTTTGGTTTTTGCATTGTTGATCTTGGATAGAAGAAAGCCAACTTCATCGAGAAGGTAAAGTGTTGGCTGATGCTCGACGAGGTTTCTGACAACCTCTTGTTCGGATTTGATGGTGCCATAGGCGGCGCGCTGTAAGCCGACGATCGTAAGGATCTCAATTGATGCCTCCAATATACTGTCCTTACCCGTGGCGGATCCTGCGACGCAAAAGCCAATGAGGTTCGACGTTGTTTGCGCCAAAGGATCGCGATACTTGAGGCCGATAAGGTTGCCTACGGTTACAAGGGCGGCACCCATAGAAATAATTTCGCGTTTGTAACGGACTTGGTCCTCAATCCACTTAGAAACCTCTCCAACAAACCCCGGCGGGCGTGTGAGGTCTATCCCCGATATATCTATCAATTCACTGGTTTCAGGAACAATGAACTCTTCAAGCGATTCGTTCGTCTTGAACGTGACGGGCTGCTCCCATCCGGCTTGTTGGGCGTAGTAGACCAGTGTGCCAAGGGTGACGGGATTGGCGGACTTGCCGAACGAGTGCCAACGCTTGGCGAGGTTGTCTGATCCGGGGTACTTGCTACCCTTGGCAGACCAACTGTCCCATACGGCGAAGCCCGTGCCACCCGTCGCGTGATGGGTTGCCATGCCGCATCGCACCCAAGTCTCGTGGTCGATATCCGAATTGATGTAACTCAACATGTCGGCGATGTCCTCGTGAGACACGTCAATCGTGGAACCGCCAAGATCTGCGCGGTGCCGTTCTGGCTTGCGAAGGGCTTCAATCAAGGACGCAGGAGCCTGCTCGATGTCCGCGGGCGATCCGTACAGGGTATTGTACCTGTTGCCAGACGCATGCAGCGATCCGGCGCCCACGACGAAGCCTGACGACTTAAAATCAACGCCAGGGTATTGTGGAAGATTGGTTAAAAGAGCAAGGCCTTCGTCGCATTTGAAGTATAGGTGTTTGGATCCACCGCCACTGCCCGTCTCGACAATCAGGCCCGCGCCCATCACGTCTGGGTAATCCTCGACAAGACGCGCGTATGATTCGACGCCTCCATTGCGGGCGTCCACATCGATGACCAATAGTTTATAAACTAGAACGCCGTAGCCTGTGGCGAAGTTCCCAAGCTCTTCCTGCACCTCAAGCTGGTCTTCCGACCACTCTGGCGTGTAAGTCCAGTTAGCGGTAAGGGGGTGCTTACCTGCGGCCTTGCAGTCTTTATGGTTACATCCACAGGTGCCGTCTCGGCGAACTGGATGAAGCCCAAAAACGCGATGATCCGCCTCCCAAAAAGCGCGGTGCAACATTTATTAATCTTTCTGACGGAACAAATAATCTATGAGCTTATCAAGGGTCTGGAGCGTCGGGTTGGTGTTTTTACCAGCCGCAATCGCCCTAATGGTATTCTCGTGTAAACCCGTCTGGGCTGCCACTTTTGCTAGGTTTCTATCCGCCAAAGCGCGCCGTATGCGCTCAAGCGGGAAATCGTTATAGTCCATTTTGTTGGCCCCTAATTCACATTACACTGTTGACAATCACACAATCACCCCTGTAGTGTCAACCCTGTTGAAGAAGAGGAGTGTGCCAATGGGCATTTTAGATAGCGTATCAAAACCGTCCGATCGTCCGGTACTTATAACGATCTGTGGTGACAGCGGCATGGGTAAGACCACACTGGCTGTCACGTTTCCAAAGCCCATCGTGATTCGTGCGGAGGATGGCCTTCAGGCTATTCCGGCCGACATGCGCCCCGATGCGTTTCCTACCTTGACTGGGCCAGAGGATCTCTGGGAGCAGCTCAAAGGTCTTATTAATGAGCAGCACGACTATCAGACTGTGATCATTGATTCGGTGACTGCGCTTGAGCGTATGTTTACGCAATGGGTGGTTGATACTGACCCTAAGAAGCCAAGGGGCATCCAGCAGGCTCTAGGCGGCTACGGCGCAGGCCGTGACGCAGTGTCTGGCATGCACCAGCGGCTGCGTAAGGCGGCGGGTATTCTGGCCGATAAGCGCGGCATGAACACGGTGTTCATTGCCCACGCGGACACGGCTAGGATCGAGCCACCGGATGATGATGCCTATATGCGTTATACGCTGCGGCTTCATGAGAAGAGCATGCCTGCCTATGTCGACGACGTCGACGTGGTTGGGTTCCTAAAGCTTGAAACCTTTACAACGGGTGACGGTGAGAAGAAGAAGGCCATCAGCGATGGCACTCGTATTCTGATCACCTATGCCACGGCGGCGAACGTCAGTAAGAACCGTTACGGCATTCAAGAGCCCATCACGGTTAAGATTGGCGAAAACCCACTGGCAGAATTTATTCCGGCATTACGTCCCGTTGTAGCAAAGAAGGATAAGGCAAATGGCTGATTTTTGGGAACTCTCAGATGGCGATGATATCGTCAAAACAGGTGGCAAGTTTGAAACTGGCGGCGGTAACATCGAGCCAATTCCAGATAAAACAGATGTTGTGGCCGTCATTGACGAGGCGCGCATCGAGCGGAATCAGCAGGGTCTGCAATACATCTCGTTGAGGTGGTCGATTGTCGCTCCTGCAGATTACAAGAACCGTAAAGTGTTTCAGAAGTTGTGGGTATTTGATGACGACCCGCAGGCGAAGAACCCTGTACAAAAGCGTGATAAGGCGAAGAAGATGTTGTTCGCCGTCGATACTAATGCTGGTGGCAAGTTGAAAGCATCAGGCAAGGCTCCAAGCGATGATCTGTTACAGGCCACGCTGACGAACAAGCCGATGCAGATCAAAGTCATGCTTATGAAGCGTGACGATGGCACTGGCATGAACTGGATCTCATCTGTCGCACCTCGTAGTGGTGGGGCTGCCACGTTAACTGCAGCGGCTGCTCCCAAGGCTGCTGCGGTCGAGATCGACGATTCAATTCCGTTTTGAGGGGCTAGAACGGAAGGGGGCGGTCGCAAGGCCGTCCCCATTTTTACAGGGTGGTATAATGGAACAACGCACTGAAGAATGGTTCAAAGCCCGCCAAGGGCGTGTGACGGGATCGGCCGTAGGAGCCATTCTCGGTGTGTCTCCATTTACCAAACGAACTGACGTTATGCGCCGCATGGTACGCGACTGGCACGGAGCGCCAAGCGAGTTCACGGGTAATATCGCAACCGACTGGGGCACGATGAACGAGGATGGCGCTATTTCGCAATATGAAATGAAGACGGGTAATAAGGTTGAGAAGTGCGGATTTTATACGAGAGAGGATTGGTTAGGAGCTAGTCCAGACGGTCTGATCGGCATCACTGGTTTGATTGAAGTGAAGTGTCCGTTTGGCCTACGTAGCAAAGATCCGCCTGTTTTTAAGACAGCTAAGATGCAAGTTCATTATTATAGTCAGATGCAGATACAGATGTATGTAACAGGCCGCGAGTGGTGCCACTTTTATCAATGGGCTCCGAAGGGAGACGAGCTGGAAACGGTGCATTTTGATAAGCCATATACCGACACGGCGCTTATGGCATTGAAACGGTTCTACGATGAATATTTAATAGAGCGCGAAAAACCAGAGAAGTATTTAGATGGGGAAGAGATCAGCATTCAAACGCCACAAGCTTGATCTTTATTCAACGCCGGAAGAGGCGGTGCTACCGCTTCTTAAACACCTCGACAAAAGCACATATTACGCGGAGCCATGTGCGGGTGACGGTGCGTTGATAAAGATCTTGCACAAGCGCGGCCACAAATGCGTGGCAGCTTATGACGTGGAACCAAGACACAAGATTGTGCAGCAGGCCGATGCGGTGTTTTTAAGCAAGGAAAACATGAAGCGCGCAGATGTGGTGATCACAAACCCACCATGGGGGCGTGACGTGCTTCACCAGATCATTGAGCGCAGTGGCTTTTGGGGGCCGACGTGGTTGCTATTTGACGCTGACTGGATGCATACGCGGCAGGCGATCCCTTACCTTACGCGTTGCAAAAAGATCGTGTCGATCGGCCGCGTGAAGTGGTTCGGCAACACGGCGGGCAAAGACAACTGTTGCTGGTATTTGTTCGACGAGCAGCCAACTGAAACGATATTTGTAGGTCAATAATGTTACGTGATTATCAACAGACCAGCCACGACGCGATTATATCGTGGATCCGCAAGACGACTGAGCCTTGCATGATCGAGGCCGCTACGGGCGCAGGCAAAAGCCACATCATTGCGGCATTGGCGCAGACGATCCACGAGATGTCGAAGGGCAAGCGCATCCTATGCTTGGCACCGAGCGCCGAGCTTGTGATCCAGAACAGCGAGAAGTACGCGCTTACGGGCAACCCGTATTCAATTTTCTCGGCCAGTGCGGGGGCGAAGTCTCTGCAGCATCCGGTGGTGTTTGCTACGCCTATTACGGTCCACAACCGGATCAGAAAATTTGGCAATCAGTTCGCCATGGTGATCATCGACGAGTGCCACGGGATCACGCCGACGATTAAGAAGATCATCTGGGCTATGCGGGAGGAGAACCCAAACCTCCGCGTGGTTGGCATGACAGCGACGCCTTATAGGATGGGGTCGGGTTACATCTTCGCACAATGGGCGGATGGCAAGCCAGTGCCTGAGCACGAGGCAGATGAGCCTTACTTTGCCGCCTGCGTTGATCAAATTACTGCTCGGCAGCTGATCGCCCGTGGATACCTTACAAAGCCTGTTGTGGGGCAGATCCACGCCGAAAGCTACCACACGTTGGATATGAAGTTGAACAGCCGCGGCCAGTTTGACGCGGCCGATGTCGATCGTGCGTATGTGGGGCTGGGCAGAACAACGTCGGACATCATCGCAGACGTGGTCGCACAAGCCAGAGACAGGCAAGGGGTGATGATCTTTGCCGCGACGGTGCAACATGCCTACGAGTGCTTCGCTAGCCTGCCACAGGAGCTTTCTGCGATCGTGACGGGCGAGACGCCGAGAGAAGAACGCGCGGACATCATAGCTTGTTTTAAAGCCCGCGAAATCAAGTACATTGTAAACGTGTCGGTGCTGACGACTGGGTTTGACGCGCCGCATGTGGATCTGATTGCGATGCTACGCGCGACGGAATCGGTCGGTTTACTGCAGCAAATTATTGGACGCGGCTTACGGGTCAGCGAGGGGAAGGACGATTGCTTGATCCTCGACTATGCCGAAAACATCGAGCGGCATTGCCCAGATGGCGACGTGTTTGACCCGACCATCAAGACAGCCAAAAGCAAAGAAGAAGCCATTTACGTTAAATGCACTTGTCCAACATGCGAGGCGGAAAATGAGTTCAAGGCAAGACCAAACGACACGGGATACAACATATCACCTAGTGGGTACTTTTGTGATCTCGACGGGAACTTGATACCGTCAGAATACGGGGATGTTCCGGCGCACTACGGCAGAAGATGCGGAAGTAAAGTATTGATTGCAGGGCAGCTCGTCCAATGTGCGTATCGATGGACAGCAAAGCAGTGCCCGCACTGTGAGGCTGACAACGACATAGCGGCTAGGTATTGCGCCGAATGTAAGGGCGAGATCGTCGACCCGAACGAGAAGCTTCGTGCTGCGTTTAATGAGAAGAAGGGCGACCCTACGAGGCGTCAAACGGATAAGGTGCTGAACTGGGAAGTTGCTAGTACGATTAGCCAGTCTGGCCGCGAATGTTGGCGCATCAACGTGACAACGCCTTACAGGACGTTTGCGTTCTGGGTGTTCAAGGCACCGACGTGGTCGTCTGGCTTCACGGACAGGGCTGCGTTTCTGGGGCTAGGCGGCAAGCCACCTGAGACGATCACGTACCAGAAAGATCCTAATACAAAGTTTTATAAGGTTCATGCTTACAATCGGAGGGCAGATGAAATTCCCCAGTGATATTCCAGTTTATGGCGACCAATTGTATCGCGGCGAATGTCCGAGCGAGACGCTTGAGCAGGTGACGTTCTTCTCGAGGCTGCGAACTTGGTACGGTGATTCGTATGGATTAATCGCGCTTCACCCGCGCAACGAAGGGCAACGGACATGGTCGAAGGCGGCGTTTGAGCGGGCCGAGGGCATGACCAAAGGCGCGGCCGATATTATAATACCGGGGTCCCCTTCGTTCGTTTGTGAGATCAAACGTCGAGATCATACGAAATCTAAATGGCAAGATGGACAGCAGGAGTATCTTCATGTCGCGAAAGAAAAAGGCGCATTCGTCTGCGTCGCGCTCGGGGCAGACGCAGCTATCGATGCTTTCGCAGACTATCTGGCCGAACGCGGTGAGACCTAGCAGGGGGATCGATGCCGTAATGAATGGTAAAGAGAGGTTAGAAGATCAGCATCCATCCATACAATCCTGTTGCACGTTCTACATTTACCGAGAAGCAAAAAGAATCATGCGTCATAAGGCAAAAATTGATAGAATTGACGCCTTGAATAAGGTGCCTGAGCTGCTTCGTCCGCACGTAAAAAAGGAGGTTGAAAGATTATGGTTGTTAGACAAGTAGCTGAATTTATTGCATTTTTTTGGGCTATAGGGATCATTGGGTATATAATAAGAATTATTATGCTTGTTGTTAAAAAGCCAGTTGACGGGTAAAATTTTATCCGCTATACAATGTTCATCAGCGCGGTGCTGATTAGATTTTAGATGTAGATGGAGATTTCAAATGTCAAACCGTTCCCTCGCCGACCAGTACGCCGACCAAGACTTCGCAGAAAAAGCTGCCGCAGATGCCAAGAAAGTTCTCAAGGCTCAGATCATTGAGCTTGGCACAGAGTTGGTCGATGGCGACCAGTACGACGTTAAGGTATCATTGTCTCAGCGTTCAGTAATGGACTTCGACAAATTATTTGCCACCTACGGCATAACCGAAGAGCAGTTCAAGCTGTTCTCGGCATGCACCAAAGAAGGCAAGTGTTTCGAGGTTCTCAAGGTTGTACCAAAGAAAGGATCCACAGAATGACCCTACCGACCATCATGTCGGTCGTTAATTACAAGAAGCTTAATTCATCGACGAAAATTCTTTGGATTAAGCTTTTTGACCTATACGGCTATAAATCGTTTTCGGGCGCGTATGAAGAAATGGCAGATGAAGTTACCAGTAGGCGCTGGACTGTACGAGCTCAAATATGGAAGCTTCAAGAAGTCAACGCCATTGATGTTACATCCTATTATGAGAAAGGTGCCGTAGGACAAGTAGGAAACACATATCGTCTTATAAATCCCAAGGATTGGAAAAATGCCTAACATGTTAGATTATGAGCGCCTTGTGCGCCAGAATGCAGATCTCCGCGTCGAAAACGCGAAGTTAAAAGGAAATTATAAAGTTCAAGGAAGGGATGAAGAAAGATGGAATTGGATAGAGAGGCAACCATTGACTGGAGCGAAGAAGGAGGAACTTCGCCTTCGTTTAGTGATACGAGATTGGGAGGAGCGGTACGACATCTTGTCGGAGCTTTACGCCCAGCGAGAACTGAGCCCGACAGCGGAATGGCACCAAGTGAAGATGGATCGGGAGGCTCGTCAGAGGCTTCAAACGGAAATGGCGTCACGCCGTCAATATCGAGCATATTGGCTGCAGCTGATCGTCGACAAATTGAAGATCTTAACAAAATGGAGAGTAAAATAATGTTAGTTAATAATCGTGAAAAAACCCATGGCAATTACCGCGATAACGCAACCATGAGCCAAGG